CCACTGAGGAATAATAAGTAAATGAAATATTAATCTTTGACCATCTAAATTATAACTATATTTTAAATAAAAAAATTCTAAATAACCCTATTAATGTGAACATAAAAAACACCCACCGGAAAATAATCCAGTGGGTGTTTTCAATAGAGATGTTTATTCAATGGACGGGTACCTCATTGCTAGTACCCGAAAATTATTATAAACATTAATTTGTGAAATTTGAATTTTAAATAGTAAAAACAGTTAATTACTTTGAGCTGACTGTATAGCAGTTAAGTTAGCTTGATCTTCAGCTAACTTCTTTTGCGCTTCGGCAAGTGCATCGGCTTTCGCTTTAGCCACTGCTTGCGCTACGGCTTGTTTTTCCTGCTCTTCGGTCATTTGTGGATAAACAACGTTTAACTCTTTAATAGCTTTAGAATATTCATCTTCAACAGCATTTTCAACTGTGGTTAGATCAGCCTTTTTAAAACCTAATTTAGTAAGCGCTGATACAACAATTTCAACGGCCTTAGACTTTTTAGCCTCACCTTCGATGTATTCAACAACACCAAGCTTTTGTACGGCAACCACTGCATCGTGAGCCAGTGGAGCTAACAAAGCAACAAATTTGTTAGCCTTTAAGATTTTTACGATATAAGCACCGATGACCGGAATAACGGCCACGGCTATCGCAACGATAAGATCAGAAATATTAACTATATTCATTTTTTAATTCTCCTTAATAATTTAATTTTTGTCCGACATAAATCAGATTTACGTTTTAAATAGAGTTCTTTGATTTAAGACTTGAAACACTTGTATTGAGCTTAGAAGCAATCGCGCCCAGAGTGTCACCGCTTTTAACAACGTATACATGAGAAACGGATCCGGAAACCTTTAGCCTCTCTCCTGGAATAATCAAATAAGGACTGCCGATTTCGTTCAGTGAAGCTAGATTCTGGTAACTGGTACCATACTTAGCAGCTATTCCACCGAGCGTGTCACCTGCTTGTACGGTGTAATAACCAATAGAACTAGGAGCTGCTATTTTGGCAACTGACGAAGTGGTTAACAAAATTTCAACGTTGCTCTTATTAATCCAGGAACTAATCCCAGCTAGTAAGACGTTGTTGCCCGAAACCTGCGCAACTTTATAGCTCTTGCCTTTTACCCAACTCGGAATTAATTCACCAGTCGTCCATTTAGAAGCCGAGAAATTGACTTTAACTGTGTCATTTACAACAATGGAACTCTTTGGTGTATTGTTGGCTTGCTGACCGGCTTTCACGGCTGGTGTAGAAGTAGTAGTTTTTACCGCTATGCCACCTGTTGAAGCTGTGGTTGTGCCCTTATATCCATCATCAGTGATTCCAGTCAGGTCAACATCACCATCCAAGCCGCCAGCTTTATAAGTACTAGTAAATTGAAATAGATGAATATTATCAAAGCTTGGAAAGTAATTGTAGTTTGGACTGGTTGTGACATTGTAGTTAGGATATTCAGCCATCCAAAGCGGATAAGCCTTAGCAATTGAAGCCAGATCAAGATGAGCAGTTAGAAATGACTTATAGCCATACAATACTGGCGTGTAACCAGCGGCTTGTACTTTATCTAAAGCGTATTTAACACTGGCCGTATTTGGGTTGCCTGATTCAACATCCAAAGCCACAATTGAACCTTTAGGTGTTTGAACCTTCGGTAGATAATAATTAAGCATGCTATCAGCTTCGGCATTGCTAGAGAATTGAGCGTAAATATAGGTGTGTGCCCTTTTACCCTGTGCAATCGTTGAAGCGACTTGTGTGGAATAAGTCGACTGTGGACTAAAGTAACCATCGTAATAGCCACCGATGAGTACTTTGCACGTCATATTGCAAATAGAGAGGTTAGAAGATATTTAGCTTAATTTACGTGCGACGTCACGTTAATCCGTTTGGAAAAATAAAAGACAAAATAATTTGAAAGAATTAGTTTTTTGTTAAATATATAAAATTCCAGGGAGAAAAAAATGTCTAAAAAAACATCACATTCATTAGTTTGTCCTAATTGCGGATCAGCCAATATTCAATTATGGAATGATCAAGAAAATGTTAAAAAAATTAAGCGAACAACTTCGCTTAATATAAATCCTCTTCACCCACTTACAGTATTCAAGCATAAAGAAAAGGTGGTAAAAAAACATTCTATGGCCAAACTAGCTGTAGGCCTATTGACCGGTGGAACTTCGCTTCTTTTAACTGGAACCCACAATAATGAGTCACATGAATATCATTGCCAGGATTGTGGAAACATTTGGACTGGTAAATAATAATTGCTTAAACATTACGGTCTATATAATAACGTGTGCTACTAACGTCAATTCTTTTGAGAGAAGAACTCAATAAAAAACCGCCTAAACGGCGGCCAAATTCATTTCTTAATTAATGATATTTGTTCTAAAGAACTATTTAAAGTTTCTCCTTCGATCAAATTAACAGTGACATTTGTAACTTGGCCTAGACTAGCATCGGCAGTCGTTCCTAATATTTCATTGACAATTCCATCATCGGTTTGTAAGTTACCCGATCCTTGAACTGCTGAAATAGTATAGCGACCAGGTTTAATGTCATAACCAACTTCATAGGAACCAGCGCTTAAATTTCCACTGTCAACTGGAACACGGCTAGTTATAGCTGCAAGATGTACTCCTTGTAATCCGGAAAGTTGTAATGTCTGTCCACTTTTAAGATCGGCTCGATAAGAATCAACTTGGTCTAAATCATTATCAACCGTTGTTCCTAAAATGGCATTAACCTCTCCATCGTCAGTTTGCAAATTACCAGATCCACCAGTAGCGGTGATCGTATACCATCCAGGTTCTATATCTTTTCCAGTGCCGACAGACCAGTTTCCCGTTGCTAAATCAACTGTCTTTGCAGTGTTTGCTGGAGCGCTTGCAACGCTGGATGAAGATGCAGAAGATGATGATGAAGCAACCGTTTTTGTTTTCTTGGTTGAACTAACAGCTGCTTTTACATGATTATTTGAAGACTTACTAGTTTTGCTATCAGAACTGCCTCCGGTTGCCGCCCCAATAAAGAAAATGACAACAATAACCCAAAACCACCATTTTTTATAAAACGGCTTCTTAATTTTTTTCATTAATTTTCTCCACAAATAAATTAGTTCACTATCCCTTCACAAACGTGAGCCAATATAATTGTAAATGTTTACAAACAAGAATAGATAAAAATATAGAAATATTTTTCGTGTAACAAACGTTAACCACGATAAAATACTCAAGCGATGTATGGAAAACATTGGATCAATTAACGAATAGTAACTCAACATCAAAAAGTAGTGTTAAGAAAGCGAAACGAGGAAACAGTTACAGTGAATTCACATTCAAAAACAATGATTTTAAAATAATCGCTACCAAAGAATATAGTATCCAGTAATTTTAGCCAACTTTTAGTGGCACACATAAGGAGCAATAATGGCAACATATATGAAACGTGGTTCAACTTGGCAAGCACGTGTATCAAAGGATAAGCATCGATTCAATAAATCTGGTTTTGCTACCAAAAGAGAAGCAATTATTTGGGCTTCTAAAATAGAATTAGGCGAAGAAAACAAACCAAAAAACAATATTTTATTTTCTGATTATTTTAAAAAATGGTATGAGACATATAAAGCAAATCGGACCGATGTCACCTTATTACAATATAAAAACACTGACTATGTAATTGATAAATATTTAAATGGTGAAACTTTAAATAATTTAACTCGGGCCAAATTACAGCAATTTATCAATGAATACGGCAAAAATCATGCTAAAGAGACTGTTCAAAAACATAAGGGACATATTATCGCCTGCTTAAAAGATGCTTATCATGAAGGCTTAATCAAGCAAGACGTTACTTATAGATTGAATCTAGTCTATAACCAAAAAACTATCAAGCCAATCGAAGAAAAATTCCTGGAGGCAGAAGATGCACATAAACTCGTTGATTATTGCAAAAAAAGCATCACTAGAGGAAACTTTTGTATTTTGACTGGCATTGTATCAGGAGCTAGATTTGGTGAAGTTAGAGCCTTGATTGACAGCGATATAGATACGAAGAACCACACTATTAGTATTAATAAGGCAGTTGATAGGTTAACAGGAAAAGATAAGGAAACTAAAAACAAACAATCTACCAGAATTATAACTATGCCTGATAGATGGTTTCAAATATATAAGAATTACAAGCATGATGGAAAACGGCTTTTTGACATCAGCTCAAACGCTATCAACAAAGATATGAGATACATTTCAAAGAAAATAGATATTAAGCCTGTCACCTATCACGCTTTAAGGCACACTCACGCTTCAATACTCTTGGCCAATAACGTTTCAATGCAATATGTTTCTGAAAGATTAGGACATGCCAATCTATCAATCACAGAAAAAGTCTACTCTCACTTACTTGAAAACAAGAGAAAAGAGGAAGAAAAAAGGGCCATGAATATTTTTTAACGTACCAATTTTGTACCACCTGTACCATTTTTTAGCATTATTTGACCAGATTTAAACAGGTTTAACCATACTTGCAATATAGCCACAAACGTTGATATACTGGCGTTTAAGCAAACAAAAAGCTCTATATCAACTTTCGTCA